GTACTGCAAAAAGCCCGCGCCGCCCTAACAGGGGAAAAGAAATGAGACATCGCGTAGATCATGAAGGAATCTTGCGTTTGTGGGCAGGCGGTCACACATCAACCGTCATTGCAGAGTGTTTAGGATATGCTCGCGGAACGGTGTGCAACTCAATCATTCGATCCAGAGACAAGGGCGACAAGCGCGCCGTCAATCGCAAACGTGGGCCAAAAAAGAAGGTGGTGCAATGATCGGCTTCCGCGACATGACCTTCTGCCCTTTCTACGAGGACTGCGCAAAGGCTGATCAATGCCACAGGCCGCTGACGCCAGCCGTCAGGCGAGCCGCAGAGCATTGGTGGAAAGGGAAGGACTTCCCAATCATGATTTTTGTTAACGAACCGGAGTGCCACGAGATAAGCATCACCAAGGAGAAAAACGATGAAAATGAAGCGTAAATGGGGAATTTTAAGACACAATATCGGAAAGAGAGATGCCGTTTGGGATGGGTGGTATCTCAACAAAAGAGATGCAGAACAGGTGGCTGAACTTTTCAAAGTTCAATATCCAAATCAAAAAGTTTTTTTGATCAATAGAGTTATGTAAATAGAAAATGTTGAACAGGAGATTTAACAATCACCACAAAACCAAGAAGTGCCCGATCTGCAATCGGACTGATGGAAAAATGTATCCACAGACCGGCCCATTGAGAGATTTGGGCTTTGCAGGCAGTCATTATGCGCATATCGTGTGTGTCGTAACAGCAAGAGAGAATCAAAATGGACAAAGAAACTGAAATGGAAATGAAAGAAGCATCTGAAGTGGTTGAAAAATTGGTCGAAATCCTGAGCGGCCACAACCACTTTGTTTGCATAAGCTCAATGTGCGCCATAATTGCCGAAATGGTTATTAGCTCAACGGATGAGTCGGATAGGGAAAAGATAATAGAAGAAACAATGGAAATGCTCATGGACTCCATCAATGCTCGCGAATCTATAGAAATATTGATTAACGCAGATGGCCCCATGCAATGATGGACCAGATTGTTAGGCATGGATGGCACTGGGAGTTTGGCTGGCTCAGACGCCCCGAACTCGATCAGGACGGGTATTACTGCTACGAGGAACCGGACGGTGATCTTGTTCTGACGCCTCGGCCATCCCACAAAAGGGCAATCTACATGGATTGCCGACGCGATAAGATGACTGGCGAGCTTTACACCTGCTTTGCGCCGGTCCCTAAGAAGCCTATGAAGAGGAAAAAAAATGCAAACGATTGAAGAGCTTCATGCACACTACAAAGCCGTCAGGGCGCGTTTAAACGGCCATACGGCTCAGATAATTCAGTTTCCTATCGTCAAGATTGCGCCAGAGCCGGAACCAGAGCCGGAGCCTATACCCAATCTTTCTCCCGCCAACAGGATCATGTTTGAAGTTGGGCTTGAATATGGGTTGTCAATCTGGGACATCAAAGGCAAATGCCGTCAATTGAACTACGTTCTGGCTCGTCACCATGCGGCGTATAGGATCGTGAACGAGTTGAAGTTCTCTCTTCCCAAAACGGGAAGGTTGATGGGGAACAAAGATCACACCACCATTTTGAACGCCATCAGGAAGCACGAAAAAAGACTCGCCAAAAGCCGTGAGGCCGTTGGCGAGAAGTCAGTTTCGGGCGATTCCGGGGAAGAGTGGACCGAAACCGCACAAACATGATTGCATGGCATTAACGAGTTAGCAAGAGTTTATGCGTACATTGGGCTCATCAAACAGGAGATACACCATGAAAGCCCTCGCATACGAAATCGCCAACATCGTCGCCGCGCTTGCCAGCATCGCGTTCATCTTCATCGCCTGCATTGTGATCGGAGGCTGATATGGACCAGCTTGCTATCGCCATGCGGAACAGCGCAATCGACAACATCGTGTCGCAATTGGCGGCTGACATCCGCCGACTTGAGTTTAAAATCACCAAGCTTGAGTCGGAAATCATTGAACTGAAGCAAACGAAGACCGCGCACCGTCAGATGACGGCCCTTGAAAATCTAGCTTTGAAAGGCGCTACCTATGAACCACAAACTTGATGAAATCATGAACCTGCAAGACGCCATTTTTGATTTGATTGAGGAGGTTGAGCCGTCCATAGTTATCACTGCCTTGATCTTGTCCGCGTCTCAGGTGATCGCGCAGATTGTCTCGAAAGACAACATGAAAGAGGCTGTCTCTACGGCGCAGAGCCAGATAGCCGAAATGGTGGAAAAAAGCTTCAAGGAAATTGAAGCAGATCGGAAAATGTGGAATTAATGTTCGGCTTGAACATTGAAAGAAGGCACAATGAAATTCATTATGACGCTGAACATTCCGACCAAGAACGGCATGTCCCACATGATCATCGCAGAGCATCCAGCGAAGTCCCTTGAGGACTTCCAAGGCGCGCTGCATTCGGAAGATTTTGTCATAGTGGAAGAGTGGCAAAGGCAAGAGTATGGTGCGTTAAAATGCGAGGGGAAGCTTCTCCTCAACCATCAACTGATCGGCAAAGTTAGAGAATACAAGCCACAATAAGGAAGTGAAAAATGGAATATCGTGAAATCATGGAACAGAGCATCAACGTGTTTCGTGACCGAGGCGGTCAATACGGAGACGTTATTGAGACGCTGAACCGTCAGGCCAAAATCGCCACGCTGATCCTGAACAAGCCCATTACCGCATACGACATCGCCATGATCCAACACGCCTGCAAGCTTGGCCGTTTGGAAGGGGATAGGGCGAAGCTCGACACCTATGTGGATGGCGTCAACTATTTGGTATTCGGCGGGATGTTGGCCACAACGTCTCAGATCGAAGACGAGATTGCCGAACTGGCGAGAAAGTTCGCCCCTGCTGCACAGGGCGAAGCATGACGTATCCGACATAACAAGCAGGGGGGACTACGGCCCCCTCTGCACCATTAACAGGGAATCACCATGCACAAACCAATCATTCAAGGGTCCATAACGTGGCAAGAACTGATAGACCAAGGCTATGTGGTCATCAGCCGCGACGATTTTGATGCACTGACGAAATGGCGTCCAATTGAGACTGCGCCGAAGGATCGTTGGATACTGCTATCAAAATCAGAAGATGAACATCCCGCACTTGTAGCTAAATGGGCTGCAACTTTAGACGAAGATCACTTCTTTTGGTGCAAATTGGATGGAGTTTACATGACTGTTCGCGCCAGTGAAGTTGACCACTGGATGCCGCTCCCGGAACCGCCACAATGAACCCAAGACAGAAAAAAATCGCAGAATTGTGGGATCGCGGGCAATCTTCAGGTGAGATCGCCAAAAACCTCCGAGTCAGCCGCAGTACGGTAATGGGAGTTATCCACAGATTAAGAATTAGTGGTATAAAGCTCGCCAATAGAGCGCCCCATAAGGTGTCTCATGACGAGGAGGCCCCTATGGTCAAGAAGGCGGCGAGCAAACCCAGAACGCCCGTGGCGAAGCCAGAGCCAGTTCAGCCGCCTATGACGGGCAACAACTGCACCTTTGAGGGTTTGACCGTATGGTCCTGCCGGTTCATCATTGGACCAGTCAATGGTCTCAATACCGTCTATTGCGGCGAGCCAAAGACCACGCGCTTCCTATGCGATGAGCACCATAAGTTGTGCTACATCCCCATCAAACGCGCTTCGTCAGACGCCAGCCATGATGTAGGAGACAGCGAAGGGGTTGGGAATGGGGCCACCAGAACCACCGGTTGACGCAATGGTGATCGTTCCATTGCCATTGGTGATGGTTATATTGGACCCAGCCGTCAGCGTAGCAGGTGTAAGCTGACCGGAGAGGCTATTGCCGATCAAAAGCTGGCCATTGCTGTAGGGACCGTCAAAACCCGTGCCGCCGTAGGTTGTCGCCAGAGGCGCGTCTACGGCGACGGTGTTTCCGCTGATGATCAAGCCGCCGCCAGCGTTCAGAGCCGCATTGGTGGCAAGGTCCACATTTGCGCCATCAGACCAAACGAGGGTGTAGGCTCCCTGAGCGACCTGAACGCCACGCCCCGGCGATCCGCCAGCAGACAGAAGAGTAACCGTGAACGAGCCCGTGGTGCTGTTGTTGACGATGTAGAAGCCGGACACGCCAGCCGGGAAGTAAACCGTCACATTGGCGGTCAACGTGCCAGAAAGAAGCATGCAGACGTTCTGAGCGTTCGTCTGCGTCAACGTCACGTTGGTCGAGGCCAGAGAGATGTTGAATGTACCGCCGAACGCCTTGTCGATGATGTCCCAGTCGTTGTTAACTGGCACGTTCCAAGTGTCGATGTAGTCGTTATTGCCGGGCTTCTCCAACCGTTTATTGGTCGTGAACGTAGAAGTCATATCGAGAACCCCTAAATGGCTTGGTTGGCGACGCGGAGCGCCTTGACGATACTCTCATCAGGGGCGTCCAGCAACGGCTTGGT